GAGCAACTCCGCACGGCGAAAGAAGAACTGGAAGCGCTGAAGGCGGGCGACGCTGGAGCACGGATGCGTGCCGCCGGCGGACCCGAGGACCGCGTTCCATCGAATGGCGCGGGCTCGCGCTATACATCACTGGCCGAACTCGAAACGGCCTTTGCCACCAAGGCATTTACCGGCACGATGGCGGAATTCAAGAGGCTCCGAAAGTCTTTCGAGCCCGCACAGCGCCGCATATAGAGGAGCACTACCATGCCAGTACCCGGAATCACCCTGGCCGGGACGAATCAGGCGCTCGACAACAGCCTGAACACAGTCATTAGCGAGTTCGCCACTCTGCGCGATGAGACCGGCGTCGTCCGGGACTGCGCTGATATGGCGACACTTAAAGAACACACCGGCACCGCGTTTCTTAAGGTCAACTACGGTCGCGTTCTCATGCAGTCCGTCTCTGACGGCGCTGAGACAGCGGCCCAGGTGCTCTCTGACGCGCTGACCGCGTACACCCCCGGCGAGGTCGAGGGCAAGGTCATTCTCGCTGGTTCCACGATTCGCCGGTCCGCCGACGTTTCGCTGGAGAAGAACACGGCGATGATTCTGAACAACGCCTACGACCTTAAGGAAGACGCTGACGGCTGCGCTCAGTTCGCATCCTTCACCACGTCCGCGCTCGGCGGCACCGCTGTCTGCTCGCCTGGTTACGGCGCAGCGGCGGCTTCCGGTCTGCACGTCGGCAACAACACCGCCTTCCCCGAGCCCGCGCCGAAGCCGTGGTTCTGGGTGATCCACCCGCAGTCCGCAGTGCCGTTGTTTGGTCGTCTCGTTCCGTATGCCTTGACGCCAGGTGGCGCTAGCACGTCCTACGGCGCTACGGGCGGCGTTCACGTTGGCACGACCCGTGGCGTGGGCGGCGGTGACGAGCCCGGTTCAATCGGCTACGACGTCATCACCAAGGGCATCGAGCAGATCGGCTACACGTTGGCGGGGATGGACGTCCGCATGGACGCCAACATCACCGTCACCTCGTCCAACGCCACGGGCGCAGCGTTCTCCCGCAAGGGGCTGCTGTACGTGTCCGAGGTCGAGCCGCAGCCCTACGTTGACGAGATTCTGTCGAAGGCGTTGCGTGGCGCGAAGGTGTACGGCATGTGGGGCTCCTACGCCTGGGGGGTGTGGCGCGCAGCCGCTTACGGCATCCCGACAACCTTCGACGCATCACTGGCAACAAGCTAATCCGGGAGGAATCCCTCATAACGACCTCGATCCAGACCGGATCGGACAGAGAGTAGGAGAATAGAAATGGTCTACAGTCCGTTTAACATCTACATCCCGGACGGGGAGCAGCACAACGTCTACGCCACGACGGACAAGCGTTGGCCGTTCGGCGCGACCGGCTTCACTCAGGATGGCCGCAAGTACCGCTTCGCCTCAAATGGCGTCGCGGGCGTCACCGTCGTCGGCACTCTCTATCAGGGAGCCATCGGCATCACCAATGACATTGGTCGCACGGCGATCGCTACGCCGCTCGGCGGACGCGCGCCAACCGTCACTGTCGGCACTTCAGTTGTAGCCAACCAATACGCCGAGGGCTACTTCTGCGTAGACGTAACTCCGGGCGAAGGTCTGTACGTCATCGACAACCACGCCGCAGCTACGACTGGTGCGAACGCCTACAACCTGGCGCAAGGTCAGGCGATCCGGCAGGCGGCGCTGACGACATCCTCGCGGGTGACACTGATTCAGAACCCGTACAGGAACATCATTGTCTGCGCCGCGCCACAGACGGCGGGGATTGCGGGCGTCTGTGTGTCCGTAATGGTGGCGACGGGCGGTATGGGCTGGGTGCAGACAGGCGGCCTGGCTTTGGTGCTGGCCTCGGGCACGCTCGTTGTCGGCAACGCAGCTGTCACCTCGATCGGTGCAGGGGCACTGGGGCCGGCGGGTGCTGCGTCTACCCTCATCGCGCAGGAAACGGTTGGTCAGGCTGTCCGCATCGGCGGTACGTGGGCCGAAGTTCGGCTGGCAGGAATCGACTAGTCATCTTGGGCGGCGGCGGGCGTCGTCTCGCCGCCGCCGGGATGGGGAAAGAGAGAACAAGAAAATGCCTATACCGTCTTTCGACAAAGAGAACGATCTGGCAAACCAAGCGCCAACGCCAAGTAACCCGACAAGCGATGTCTCAAATGTCATATCGCCGAGTTTTACCGGCGTAACCGGCCATGAGACGGGCGCAGTGAACGACCCCAATACCCGCAGAGATGGTTACCACCTCGATCCGGCAACGGGCACATGGGTGGCGAACTCAACGCCAACTCAGACTCCGGCAGACACATCGGGCACTTTTACTGGTGTGTCCGGCCATGAGCATGATCCAGCGTTCAGTACGGACCCAGATCCCACGTCAACAAGCAGACTCACAGACGGCATCCCCACCACGGCTTCAGTGGCCGCAGAGGAAGCCGTTGACGCGAATGCGAGTCCTGCCTTCGCCCAGGCGCTCAAGGACACAGATAGCGCCGTCGGGACGAATGACGACGCGAAGATTGAGGCGCAGCGCACGGCGGTGGCGAATCTCGCCGGTCACAACGTGCATCCGATTTTCCCGCAGGGCTATGAGGCAACCGGCAACGCGAGCGGCTCCACTCCTTCGAGAATCGTTCATGCCGATGGGGTCATCACGAATGACGAGCGTGCCGCACTCGACGCCAAGCTGGTAGCGGCGCTTTCGACTACGCCGAAGCCAGAGAAGACCACGCCAAAGTCTGAGAGGATCACAACGACGACAGGGACGACAGGGACGACAACGACGAAGCCCGCGCCGTTCACACAGACGCCGCCATTTACACCTACTCAGCCACGCGACACAGAGACGTTTTCGTAGATGAGCGACGGCTTTAACCCGAACCTCGTTCAGACGGGCGACCTCAAAGAGGGCGTTGGCGTCGGTGTGCGCGGGCATTACCTCGACTCAGTAACGCCCGAGACGTGCCCGTGCTGCCATCTGACGCACTACTACGAGCGAGGTTTCGGGCAGGTCTTGGGGCGCAGGGGCTACGAGGTGCATATCTGCGCTTACGCCGACCATTGGCTACAGGACGAACTCGGGCGAGTCACCTGCCCGGATCACAAGCTGGAGAAGATCAAGGACGGCCTCTTCGGTGCGCTGCCTGGTAACTTTATGACCCCGGCGGGTCTCGCGGTCTACAAGAAGCCATCTGAGGGAGCGGCCACGCCCATCGTCCATTCCCAGAAGAGACGAGGCAAAAGATGATTTTCGAGCGAGACAATTGCTTCGAGGTGTGTTTGGACACGCCCGCGACGCGCGACAGACCGACGTTTTTCGCGCGAGTATTTCTCGCCAAAACGGACTTCGCTCGCTTCTCACGTGATTGGTTGTTGGTGATAGCAGCTTCGATCGTGGCTTTTCGTCAGCCGGTAAAGGTTAGCCGATGACGCCTGCCGTAGATAAGCCTGTCGTCCCGAACGAGGCTGCGCGGCTACACGAACTGTACGACACCGCGCTGGCCGCCGCAGAGATACGGTTTGTCGCCAAGGCCGGCACAACGCGCCAGAAGCGAGAGGCGCGGCTAGCCGTGGAGCGCCTGCGGTTCGCGGGAAGGATGCTGCCGAAGTGACCTACGTCCCTGAACTCCTCATCCCCATCGGGACGTACATGCAGCCGCCCGGTGCCTTGCGCGGCAAGGCCGTCGGCGTTGGCGACCCTACGAAGATCGCGGAGGCGTTCGGGCGCTCCTACAAGCCGCAACTGCCGCTGTACCTGGTCGGCCCAGACAACCGCACGATTCTCATGGTCTATGGCGCTGGTGTCGCCGACGCCGCTGAACTTGAGGACTGTGCGCTGGCCGCGCTCGATCGCGAGAAAGATAGCGACTGGCGGGCAAGTCGGGAGGCTAGAGGGCTCCCGCAGCAAGAGACCATGATCGACAACCTCCGCAACCTCGCGGAAGACACCATACGAAAAGTCAAACAGAACCGGCGCACGGCAGTCACAAAAAGCCGTGACCGTACTCAATGGCAGGGAGGCATCTCGGAATGACCACCGAACAAGCGACACAATTAACCGATACCGAACTCGCTGAACGCGCAGCCGTCGGCGCGCGTCTCAAAGCGGGCCGCGAAGAGGCTGCGCGTAGGCGCGCCGACGCGGCCGCGAACGCGCCGCCCGTGCTCGCTTCGATGAGCACGGCGACCCAACCTAACCGCCCGACGCGCATAATGAGCGAACTCGACCACTTCCGAGCTGAACGCCAGCGCAAGGCGGTTACCGAGTCTGACATGGAAGTGCCCGAAGACATGAAGGGCAAAGCGTCGGGCAACATGGCCTACACCGCGCCGCCGCTGGTCCGCATGTACAAACTCAACCGGATGGGCAACTACGATCCCGTGCCCGTCCCCGAAGGCAACGTCGAGATGTGCTGGAAAAATGGTTATCTCAGCGCTTGCCCGGACTGCGGGACGACGGACTGCGGCATTGAGGCGGACTGCACGGCACGGCCCGCGCGTTTGCGCCGTATCTGCCCAGTTCCGAGTTGCCGCAAAGTGTTCCGCGACGAACCGATGGTGGGCGACAACGAGGGCGGTCCGGACGCGGGCGACCCCACCGTGATCCAGGACGACGCCTACGCCGTCTCGAACCCAGCCACACGCACAAAGGCGATGCTGGACATGCACATGATGTACTACCACGCGCAGGAGGCGCTGTCGCTGGCTCCGCACTTGCAGCCGATGATCGCGGCGAGAATGGCCGAGGCGAAAAAGCCATGAGCGTCGCTGGAACGGCATTCAATATCGTCGGGATGCAGCAGATCACTTTCGCCGCCGATGCTGCCGTAGGCCTGACAGTACCGACGGCGGCGCGGCACGCATGCATCGCCATCACGACGTTCGGCGTCCGGTTGGGAAGCGCAACGACCGTACCCGTGGCGGGCACGTCAGGAGTGACGCTGGCCGCCGGGGGGTTCGTCAATTACACCGACGCTTCGGGCGACTTCCGGGGCGTGCTGATGCAACTCATGCTTTGCAACGCGGTAGCGGGGTCGAACGCCGTGGTCGACATCATGTACTTCAACTGATGGCTGACATACTTCAGGCCCCAAGCAACAACGTACAAATCTTCAACGCGCCTACAGGCACGTTCACTTTCGACGGCACCGGCGGCAAGGGCAAAGTTGGCGCTGGGCCGGTCATCTGGCAGATTTCGCCGGGGGGCGTCGTGTTGCTGCTCTTCACGTCGTTTCAGGCGACAACGAGCCTGGTGCTGGGCGGCGGTAGTATCACGATCGGATCGGCCAGTTCTACCGGCGGTATAGTCGGCACGGCCTCGGCGGCCACTGCGCCACAATACCTATTGTCCTCTGGGGGCCAAGGAGCATTGGCGGGGATTCTGAAGCTTGTAGACGCAAGCAACGGCACGGATCCGCTCCTGGTTAACGAATCCATCCAAACCTTCCACACGACTGCTGACACCACGGCGGGCGTGATCGTCTGCAACGCGCTCTACGTTCCGATTACAGCGGGTGCGACGCTCTCGCTTTCCACTGGCGTTCTGCAAGTCGAGACGGCCACCATTCATGAGACAGCGCCCGGCGTGCTCGTCGCGGGCAACATGACGGTGACCGTGACGGCGGCCAACTCGCCTGCACTGGCCGCTGGCAAAGCGATCACCGTTGGCGTGACAACGAACCAAACCGAAGCGCAGGTTGCAACGGCGGTCAAGAACGCTCTCAACGCTGATGTGGACTTCGCGGCCTTCGCTGTCGCCACCAACCCCACGACCGTCACTGTCGCCATGACCGCCCTAGCGGTGGCGCTGGACGACTCAAGCATGAATATCGCCACGGCAGATGGCACGTCGATCGGCATCGCCACGACAGCCACGTCGGCCAACACCACATTTGGGCAGGCAGCTTACGGCTAAGGAGAACAATCATGGCATCAGCACGCGGCAACGCACGCGGCAACGCCTGGGCGCAGGCGATCACCGGCCAGACGCCGAGCCTGGGACAGCGCGACTATTCGCAGGTGAGCGTCCCGGCGCATACACGGATGCGGCCGGTCACGGTCAGCGGCGCGCACAGAGGCGGCGAGACGGTGCTGGCGGCCAAGAAGGGTCTGCGTCGCGCTAAGGCAGCGCTGCCCGTCATGCGGCCCACAGCGGCACCGATGGGCGGGATGCCCGGTCAGGGCGCAATGTCGAACATGCCGCCCGAAGGCCCCGGCGGCCAGCCGTTCCCTGCCAAGAAGGGCGCGAAGACCGTCAAGGTGAAGGCGGCTACAGGCGCGAAGACAGTTACCCGCACACCGGCGCAGACAGCCAACATCGCTCGCGTGGACGCACTGCAGAAGACGCAGAACGCGGCCATCCAGCAGCGCAACACCAACACGGCTAACGCTCAGCGCAACGCGAATGCCACGGCGGCGGCGCGCAACAAGGGCCAGCAGGGCGCGGTACAGCGCAACGCGAACGCGGCGAACGCGGCGGCGCGGCAGAACGCGGCGACAGCCGCTACGGCAACGCGACAGAAGGCGCAGCCACCCAATACGCCAGGCGTCAACACCAGTTCTGACGCTTTCGGCAACTCCGTCGGTGACACATGGAACCCCAACATGCAGCCAGCGCAGAGGGCCGCGAAGGCGCTCTACGCAACGAGGGCAGCGCGAAACGGCCCGCAGCCTGACGGCACCAACCTGAACACAGCGCAGGCCGCCGCCTCCAAGACCACGCAGCCCGTAGGCAAGGTGCAAGCGCAGACATTGAGCACGGTTCAGCAGATGGCAGCCAAGCGCGGCGAGAAGACCGTTAAGACGAGCGGATCGTTCAAGGGCAAGTCGAACAAGCTCGGCCACGGCGGACGCGCGGCGCAACTGAAAGCTGCTGGCGTGCCCGGCGGTGTAATCGGCAACCTCGCACGCGCAGCAGGCGCGGCACCCGGCGGCCCCAATTTCCACGGAGCCAAGAAGGGCGTCATGGTCAGCAAGGCATACGGGAGATAACCGTTGCCCACGGCCACCACGCTGGCTCAGGTAATGCGCCAGCTTTGCACCGAACTCGGGCAGACCATTGGCCAGGTGCCCACGACGAACACGACGACCGCCATCGGCTCACCCACAACCCTCACTGACACGACGCTGACGCTGCCTGACAGTCCTGTGAGCCTCATGGATGGCTGTTGGGTCAGGATTGACTCGCAGGTCGCCTCTGGCCCCGCTCCAGGGCTTGCACGCATCGTCCGCAAAGGCGGATTCGCTGGCGGCACAGGCGTGATTACGGTCGCGGGTTTCCCGCAGACGGTGCAATCGCTGACCGACTATTCGATTTGGCGCAGTATGCACCCGGCGCGTGTCCTCCTCTTCGTCCAGCAGGCTTGCCGCCTGATGCGGGTGCGCGACTTCTACCCGCTCTCATTGGTTACTAACCCCGACTTCGCGGATGTAGTCTCCGGTTCGGGCGCAACCGGCTGGACGTACTCGAATTGTACCGTTACCACGACCAGCGGCTACACGACGCTGAAGGTGCGCCACGGCCAGTACGCCGCGCGAGCGCTGCTCTCAGCCCCCGCAGGCTATCTCCAGTCGAGCACCGTGGACGTGGTGCCGGGTGGGACGTACTTCGCCTCTGTGACGCTCCGTGCCGATGTTGGCACAGGCGTCCTCAGCGTCTACGACGTCACCAACTCGCAGACGTTGCTGGCTACAGCTGGCTGGGCGAACATCACCTGGGCCGGCCGGCACTACGTTGAGGCGTACTCGCCACGTTTCTTCATTCCGGTCGGCACGCAGCAGGTCGCTCTCCGTCTAGCGGGGACGAATACAAGCGATGACATCAACTTCGATGACGCCGTTCTTTGGCGCTACGACCGGCGCGACTATTCGCAACTGCCGACGTGGATCGAAGATCCCGCCGACATTGACGACATCGGCTACTTCGTACAGGGCCGCGCCGCCTACTCGAGCTCGGCTAATCCCTACGTTTACGACGTAGACCAACGCGACTTCGTATCGGTTAAGTACGAGACGGAGGTTGACGAGGGCGTCGGCAACGCCGGGACGCAGAGCCCGTTCCGGGTCCGGCTCACCGAATACTCACAGCGCCCGCTGTACATCTACAGCTCCCGCCCGATGCCCACACTGGTCAACGACACCGACTCGACCACGGTTGACCGTGAGGTGCTGGTCAAGACGGCGCTGTGGCTCTGCGTGAACGACCTGGTGATGACGGCGACCGCGCAAGGCAAGGCTGACGAGAAGGCGTCATGGCTCGAACGCCGGGAGAACATCGGGCGCGACGCACGTCTGGCGGGGGCGCTGAGCCGCCTGACGGCGCGGCACTTCCACGCTGAGGGTATGCGCCCGGGACGCTACTGATGAGCGTCGGCGGGGGCGAAGACACCCTTAGCATCGGCGGCGAGTCTTACTGGCTCTCCAAAATACAAGGCGCGTCGCCCGATGGCACGGCGAAGGTGCTATTCGCGTCCAGCACGCGCATCGCACAGACAGTACCTTCAGACGACTTCGACGTGTCGCTGTTGGATAAGGCGTCCTCGGGCATCGGCATCGGCGTCCACGACTACAATCAGGCACAACCGCTTTTGGCGACAGAGCCGGACGGGCTGCGGCTTCCGCCGACGGTGACGCGGCCTACTATGCCGGCGACGCCCAACCTACCGATCCGCTACTGGTTCGAGACGCAGGATACGAACGGCAAATGGCTTCTGATCGCCGTCACGCCACGCCACATCATCACGATCGACATTGACGCTACGGTGCCAGTTGTGCGGCGCGTGGACGCGGCCAGCGTCATCGCTTCGGCTAACGATTTCTTCGGCCAGCCGATCTATGTGCTCTCTGACGCCAGCGCCTCGGGCACGGTCAAGGCGCGCTGGTTGATCCCCTGCAACAACGACAACCGCATCATGGAACTGACGACGGTTGGCACCGGCGGGGCAGTAGGCTCGACTATCTCTACATGGACGGTCTTTACAACTGTCACCAAGGGCGCGTCTCATTTTGACGCCCTGCCGGATGGGCGGTATGTCAAATGGAACTCGTCACACTCAGCCGGGGCGCTGCTGGCTACGCCGCGCGCCGAAGTCTCGATAATGGCTTCTGTGATTGCGGGGCGCGGTGATCTGGATGCATCGTGGAGTACCGGTTTTCCCGTTGGTCAGCAAGGAATTTACGGCACGTCGCTCACTCACTACGGTGATTTGATTATCACGGGCAAGCAGGACGGCTACGACGCCGCTATCTCGAACGCCAACGGGACGTTGACATGGAGCGATTTGCTCGATACGAAGTTTCAGCAGACGGGCGACCCAACGACGCTCAAGGTGCATAAGCCGATGCTCTGGGGCGGCGAGTTGTTCTTACCTATCCCGACAGGTGGAGTCGTGCGGACGGTTCCAGGCGTGCGTTCCAAGCCAGTAGGACTCAACGCGATCAAGGAGAACGTAACCTCCGACGCTTACTCAACGATGATAAAGCAAGGTACGGTAGCGACCGGCGAGGCATGCGACAGATGGGCCTACTTCCCCCACGCCGACCCCGCTAACTCCAACTCTTACATCATGGCGGTGCGGCGCAGGGAGTCCGACGACGCGCCGGGAACGAATGATCTCTGCTGGGTCGCCGTGGCGTCGTGCACCCCTCAAAACGCCGCGACTCCGCAGGGCGTCCACCGGCAGATCAACGGCACTTTCGGCGTCAGTACTACAGGCGGCGGCCGGCTGTTCTTCGGCGACAACACGAACGGCGGCGACATCTCCTGGATCGCGCTGGAGGCCGACGGCGCGCCGGTGATGATTGGCACGCAAGGGGATGCTTCCTTCGGGAATAGCGCGACGCTGTACTATGCCACGTTGATGGAGCAGGACTTCGGCGGGCCGGTGCTGTTCCGGGAGTATGAGTGGTACGTCAATCCGTCCAGCCCAGTCTGTCTTTGGAGTGTGATAGGCGTTCCCGGCGGCAACACATCGGGTGTCCAAAGCGGCAAGGCGTGGGCTGTGGGCTCCTCTACTTCTACGCGTTACCAAATCTTCACGGTCCGGGCGACAACGAACGGCTCATCCTTTGCTCATGTTCCCATCGCCAAACGCCTACAGTGTCGCGGCTCCTACATTCCCGCAGTCGAGGACGACCTGGCGTTCACTATCGACCTGATGCGCACAGCCGGCGAGCGCACATCCACGGTCGAGGCTGTGTTCGCCGAACTCGAAGCGTTCCGCAGCACGGCGCAGGCGTACATCGACCGCTTCGGCAACACGGGGCAAGTGCTCATTCGCACCGTCGATTCAGCGTTGCCACTGTACGGGCAAACCCATTACGGGCTCCCAACGACTGTTCAGGGGATGCCTGGTGCAGGATTTGCCAGCATAACAGCTACTTTGCTCAGGTATGCTTGATAATGCTCTCGTTTCCACGCTTTCAGACATGTTTTACAGGTTACCATGCCTAGCGACGAAGAACGTATCGCCGCGCTGGAAGCGCTGACCGGCAAGTACGGCACGACCACGACGCACACTCGCATTCATGGCTCGGAGGTTCACCTGGCCGCGCCTGGCGGCGGTACGTACCTCCTGACCACCGGCTCGAACTGGATCATGCCCTACACTAACGGCACCGGCGCTACGGTCGAGCTCGCCGTGGGCGCGGCCTCGACCGTCATGCAGGGTCAGGGCGTCACCGCAGCGCCGACCTGGGAGACCATCCCGCATCTGTCGGGCCTCGCCGACATCGGCGCTACGCCGCGCGTCACGCTGAACACGGCCTCGCCGCACCTCACGCTGACCGGCGACGTGAGCATTACCGGGGCGCTGACGCTGGCCAACAAAATAATCGGGCCTGATAGCGTAACCCGAATGACGTTGAGCGCTGGTTCGATAAGCGGGACAGCTGATGCCGCTGTCACCACAACGACCACAACTCTTACCGATACACGGCTGGCGATGGTGATCAATGCGTACGTGGGTTTAGCCGTTTTCTGCAATGGGAAGAGTCTGACCGTCACAAGTAACACCGCGACAACTTTCACGGGTACCAGTTGGTCTGGCGGCACTACCCCCGGAAATGGCTTTGCGTGGTTAGTGACAGGAACCGTACCGATCGCTCTGACCGGCAACGTACAGGGAAGCACGTCAGGCGTGGCGTGGGGCGTCAACGCTGCCGTAAGCGCCAACTCAGCACTAACCGTCGGCGCCTACGACCTGACGGTAGCAGCCACTCAGACTATTCTCAGCATCCCGGCTGCTACGGCGGCATTCCTTCCAACGGCGGCGTCGGCGCTGGTCACAGTGTTTGCCGCCAGTGCTGCGATGAGTCCTTCGGGGACCGTCACTGCCGGCAGCATTCTGGGCATGAACTTCGGCATGGCAGCCAACTTCAGCGGCCTTGCCAATAGCGCCACGGCCACGATGGCGGCTCTCACGGGCGCATCAACACAGGTCGCGGCGGGCAACCTCGTCTCGTCCTCGTCCAGCCGTACTCTGAATATCACCGCGATGACCGGCTACGCGACGAAGCTCACGTTTCAGGCTGGCGGCACATCCTCGACCTCTGAAGCGCTGGCGGTCACCACGGCTGTCGGCTACCTGGTAACGACTCCCACTTTCGTGACTTCCGGTACGACGCCGACGATCGTGGTGACCACGCTGCTGGGGATCGACATTCAGGCCGTCGCCAAATCGCTCGCCAGCACAACGGTGACCACCGCCATTCAGCTTCGTGTGGGGGACATCACTGGAAGTTCGTTTACCGCTGCCAACAACCGCATCGTGCAGTTCGGCAGCGCGACGCCGACGACGACAAGCGGCCTCTTCGAGGTGATGGCGAACTTCGCAGCGGGGGCGAACCTTTCGCCGCTATTTGTCTCAGAAGGTGCTACGCCAACCCGCCGGCAATTTCAGACGTTCAATCCCGGCCTCGCGGGCGTCAACTTCACCAACGGGCAACTTGTCTGGATAGCGGTATAGGAGGAACGATGGCGACAACACTTACGAAAACAGGGATCACCTTTCCCGGCCTGCGCCTATCCGTCGTCCTCGACCCGGACGGCGTGACGCTGCACTACTTCCTGGCCGTGGGCTACGACGTGCAGACCGCGCAGGGGGAAGTGATACACCGCGACGCGCAGACGGAGATCATCGGGGCGCTGCTGACGGGGGTAACCAATCTGTTCACCGCTGTAACCACGATCATCAAAACAAAGGAGGGCTTGTGAACCTGATACTCGCCGAACGCATCATCATCGAGAGCATCCTACCGCCATCCGGCTCCTACGCCGACCTCAAGATACTCAGCGACCTCAGACTCGACCTTGCGCCAAACGAAGCGGAGATCGCCGAATCGAACTTGAGGGTCGAGAGCGTCGGTGCTCAATCAGTCTACCGATGGGACAAGGACGCGCCGAAGGATGTAGAGATTGGGCCCAGGGCCGCCACGATCATCAAGGAGGCGCTTGTAGCCCTGGACGCGGCCAAGACGCTGACAGTGGCGCAGGTGCCCTTGTATGAGCGATTCGTGCTGGTTGACCGGGCAGCGAAACGAAGGGCCAAGAAGTGAGAACGATCACTCTTCCTGTGCTGAACGCTGACTGGCCGCGCTCTAAGCTCTACGGCGTTTACATCGCCAGCCACTCCAAGGCCAACAAGGCAGATTACTATCGCAAGTTGGCAGCGGCAGGCGGCGAGATCAACGTCGTGATGCCTTGTGGCGAATCTATGGCGTTTGTCGATGGCATGAGTCTAGACGGTCATCTGTCCATGGACATCAAGTGCTCTTGTTGGCAGGGGCTTCGCGGGCGGCACTACTTTCTGAAGTGGGGGCGCAAGTGACGCTCGAACGCTGGCCTGACGCCTACACGGCGGTGAGCCCCGCGCAGTGCAACCAGATGCTCGCTGACGGCGCTACGGGGCTCATGGTAGGCGTCTGGGGCGGCGGGTACGCCGGCAAGGGCAACGGCGGCTTGTACGACACGATGCAGGCTAACGCACAGAACTCGCTTCGCAATATGCGACAGGTCGGCGGCCGCACAGCGATCTACACCAACGCCGGGCCGCGTTGGACGTACCCTTGGGGCACGATTGGCCCCGCGAACTGGTGGGAGGAAACGCAACGCGCAGCAGGAGCCGAACTCGCCAAGGTGTCGTTTATCGAGTTGGACTTCGAGATCAGCGATAAGGGCGGCTTGTACATCCAAAGCGACGACATGCTGGCGTTCGTCGCGGTTCTGCGGACTGTAGCCGTGCCGGTGATTGGCTACAGCTCGCCGTGGTTCACGACGCTAATGCACGCCGCCGGCCAGCGCTACGACTACTCAACCGTGCTCGACGGTTACAACCGCGCCGACTACGCCGACATCCGACCAACGCTTGAGTGCGGGTTGGGCTTGTGTCCGATGCACCCAAAACTTGTTGGACACCAGTACAGCGGCGGCACGGACGTTCACGGCGTTAACTGCGATCTCAACGTAATCGACGGGGCTCTCTACGCAACACAACCAGCAGGAGGTAACGACATGACGCCAGAGGAATGCAAGGCCGTGGTGGACGCGGCGCTCAAGCCACTCGCCGACGACCTGGCGACAGTCAAGAAGAACGTCTCTGACCTGGACCAGTGGTTCTTCGACCAGGGCTACTACGCCGACGACAAGGACTACGGAAACAACGCCAGCGCCATCCACAAGAGGGTGAAGTGACCGTGGATCTCGGCGGGCTGCTGGTGCTGATCCTTGTGATCCTGCTTATCCTCTGGCTGGTGAGACGGCTGTGACGCAGCCAGCCAACGGCGGCCGTGAGCAGGCATGGCTCGACACGCTTTCGGAAGCCGAGCGCAGTCTGATCCGCTACACGCGCGGCATGACGGCGGATATGCGGGAGTCCTGGCTCGTGGTGAAAGTCGCCAAGATCGAGAGCACGCTAGATAGCTACACGGCCAAGGCACTATTGGCGCAGTCCACAGCCACAAACACAGCGATCGCCGCCGGCGTGCCAACACCCGGCAACTGGACCGTGACGCAGGCTCAGCGCTCGTTCTGGATGGCCATTGGCGTAGCCTTCGCCACTGGCGTGCTCATTGCCGGCCACGCAATGGGGTACTGGTGATCTGCTTGTTCGTGATCGCGTGGTGGCGCGGGTTTACAGAAAGCGCCCGCGAGTCCTACAACTCCGGGCGCATGACACCGAGAGGAGCTTTCTCCCGATGCAAGGCCAGTTTACCGCAAACGATCCAGATTTGGCCCGCAACGGAGCAGTGGGATGCTCACTTTTGAGCAACTGGACATCATCGCCCGTGAGGTCGCGGCCACTGCTCCCGTGTGGCAGCGCTGGGACGTTTATCAGGAGGGCTGGTTGCGGTTTCTCCGGTATCCGCCGCGAACTTTTGGCGGGGCGCATCTGATGGCTCGCCACGCCCGCAACGACCTTTGGCGGGGCGAACGCCGTCACGCTCATACCGACATCGACGACGTACCCGATGAGGCTTTGCATGATGGCGGCGATGATCCGACAACGGATACGGCCATCGTTCGGGCGCTGATCGCCGCCGTGCCGCTGGAAATTGCGCGGATAGCGATAGCGAGCGAACGCGGCGCGAAGCCGGAACCCGCCGGAGTGTGTGTCCGGGACCGTGTACGTCTACACCGATGGCGAAAGAAGTGTCAAGTTCAAGGAGGGAAGAAGAGATGAGTAAGACTTGGGTTTGCGTGGCGCTGGCGCTGATCGCCGGCGTGCTGTTTCTGCTGGCCGGATTCCAGGAGCCAGCGCAAACGCTGAAGAGCTCGGCGTTTGACGTTGACATCGGGCTGGCGCTGGTAGCGTTTGCGCTCGCCGTGAGTTGGGCGCCGGCATGAATAACCTACTTCTGGGACTGAACGTGCCGCCGTGGGCCGTGGGCGCTGCTCGAGCGATTGTGCTGGCCGTGCTCCTCGCTGCGATCGGCGAGGCGCAGCACCAGGCGGGGATCTTGGATTGGGGCCAGTTCGCGTTTGCTGCGCCGATTATTCTGGGCCTGCTGCGAACGGCGGAGGGCTTCTTCGACCAGATGAACGCGCCGGCGCAAAACGCTGTGCCGTCGGTGTTCCCTGTACCGCTACCGCCTGCGCCGCCGGTGACGTAGTATGACGACATGAGCGACAAACAGCTAAGTATCTGCGGGATCAAAGTACTAGAGCGCGACTGGATGCCAGAAGGCATGGCGATGATCGTAACGCCACCCATCGTCATCGCGCTCACGAACGCGCGGACAGGCGAGGTGACCTACTCAAAGCCAATGTGGCCGCCGCCGCCCGCGCCGCCTGTACCGCCGGTGCCCGGTAGCGGCCAAGCCATGCCGCCAGCGCCGCCGGTGGGGTGATAAACTCTAGTCGCCGCATGGAGCAGCAGCAGCTCGCCGGGCTCATAACCCGGAGGTCGCGGGTGCGAGTCCCGCTGCGGCTACCATCGTCCTTGTAGCTTAATTGGCAGAGTCCCGGTGGATCCCTTGAGGTGAAGCCGGGGGATGTAGGTTCAAGTCCTACCGAGGGCGGCTCAAACGTAGAGCTTCGAGGCTTCCAGCAGCAGCGAAGCCTCGCGCCCGGTGACGCCTGGGATGCGTCTTTTGAGGATGGCGATCGAGAGCGTCGCCGGGTGCGCTTGGCGTAAGGCGCAGGCCATCAGAACTAGGCAGACGGCGCAGTAGGGGCCGATGCCGTCGCACGTGCAGTCGATGGGGCGGTACTTGCGGCGCTCGCCAATGGGCTGGATGTGTCGCCGTGGTGCGCCCATTGCACCCTGTTGATGATCCGCCAATGTCGATCGTTGCATTTCGTATCTGGAAAGTGTTCGCACTATAACTGAAGTGTTTCCCGTTATGTCCGCGCTAGTCTATCTAAACTGCGCGTTATGTCAGAATCACTCAGGCAGTGCGAACACGTCGCGGGTTCAGGGCTTCGCCGTCCTCGGCTTCAACCATATCGGCCCACAGCATCTGCTTCCATTTCCGGTCAGACACCGCGAACGCTTTGCGTATGGTCTGCAACGAGTGTCGGTTGGTTAGGCCCCGCTTGCCAGACAGCCACAGCGATAGGGTGGACTGCGCCACTCTCTCGCCGGACTCGCGCTCTATGAAGGCGAGCATGTCTTCCTGGGTGCGGAACCGTGACCTCTGCTCGCGCAGATAATCTCGAACGCCCATAACCACGAACAGTCCTTCCACGTCGCCAATCTTCGCACCCTGTTAAACGCTTGTCAACAATGTATTACGCGCTGCGATAAGGGTTCACGCCCTGCAATATTCGCGCGATTGCCCCTTGCAATATCATTTTGCAGGGTGCAATATTGCGGACAGCGATATAGCAGGAGGCAATAAATGACCGAGACATCCCGCACCTCGTACATCGGACTCCGGGTCCCGACCGCAATGAAAGACCGGCTCGAAAAGATGGCCGAGGCCGACCATCGAACGCTCACTAGTCTCATCATCAAGGTGCTCTCGGATGAGATGGCGACGAAGAAGGTCGCAGCCGTTGCCTAGCGTGACGCGCTGGGGGAAGACGCCGGAGCAAGAAGCGGCGCATGTGGCCGTGGCTCGCGCCATGAAGCGTGGCGAGATCGTCGTGCCCGACATTTGCGCGCACTGCCACGACGCCTGCACGCCCGTTGCCCACCACGACGATTACGCTAAGCCGCTGGACGTGCGTTTTCTTTGCCGTTCCTGCCACATTCGTTTCCACTCGCGGCTGAGCGGGCGGCCCTTCACCGAGGCGCTCGCATGACCGTCACATCGCACGACGCCATCGACTGGGTGTACCCCGACAACGGTTGTCCGGACGTCTCCGATTCGTGTTTCACTTGCCCGCTGCCGATTTGCCGCTACGACGTGCCGGGCGGCTTGCCGGTGCTGTACGCGGCGATACGACGGCGGAAAGAACTATTGGAACGACAGGTCGCAGAGGTTGCGCGACAGAGCGGGAACGTCTTCGCGGCGCAGATCCTCGTGGAGGAAGCGGCGCTTGGCGGCTGTACGGTCGCGGACGTTACCGGGCGGGCGCGACGCCAGGAATATGTTTTGGCGCGGGATCGGGCGGCGCGGCGGATGCGGGACTCGGGAATGATCTTGAAGGCGATTGGGCATGAACTCGGCGGCCGCGATCACTCCACGATTATTCACTCACTCAGCAAGACGACTACTGGGATGTCTAGCGATCCATTTAAAGCTAGCGCACTACAAAGCATCAAGCGCACGAACGGCGTGACGGCATGAAGACGTATCGCGGCGACAAGTGGACGAAGGCGTATCAGGCGAGCGCGATCCCGGTGGGCGCGGCTGTAGCGATTGTGCGGAACTTCCCGCGTCGGCGTGTGCTGGTCGAATACGCCGGCCGCCGGGTGCTCACATTCCAATGGTGCCTGCGCACGAATGGCGTGACGGCATGACGGCGCGACCGCTGGCGCGCTGCTACGGGCGCAAATGGATCTGCCTCGCACATCCGATGCTTAGGCGTTGCCGTCAAGCCAATGTCAACGTCGCACCCGTCGCACACGAACGCTGTCACGCCTGTCCCGGCTGCAAAGACTGCACGGGCGACCGGCCAACTCTGAACCGAGTGGACGCATGAGCCATAGGAGCACGGCGGTGCGCGCTGCGAAGTTTCACACGCTGTTAGTGGGGCTCCGCGGCCAGGGTTGGCTTCTGCGCGAGATCGCCGATCTGACCGGCCTTAGCGAGCCGAACGTCTTCAAGCACCTACACGGTCAGTGTCGCTGCGTCACGCACGACGGGCGGCAGGAGAACGGTACCAACCGAGATAACAAAGTGCCCGCCGTGATTAGCGACGGGCGGAAAGAAGAGGCCGATTATGGCGACCCCATCCATCGAGACTCAGAATAGCATGGCCCCGGCGCGCTTCTCCCACTGTCCGCGTTGCGGCGACGTGCGCGAGTGGCGCAGCGCTACCGACTGGTTTGAGTGCGAGCCAGCGTGCGGCTACCGCGCCTGCACACATTGCCATCCAGAGATGCTGATAACCCCAGGCCGGGGCTTGGAACGGCTACTCGCGGCGGTGTACGAACCGGGCGATTGTACGTGCAGCCCGCAAGCCGAGGAGCCATGCGAGTGGCAGGCCTGCATCATCGTAGACAAGCCGGTGACGGCATGAAGCGTGCGCCGTTACTCGGAACTCACTGGCATTTCGCCGCTGGTACGGACGTGCCGAGAATGAACTTCGGCGCTAAGCAGAAGCTGATTGCTGGCAAGACGTACAGCATCAAGGGACAGCCTGTGCCGTGTGAGCGTGGCTTCCACGCCTCAAGGCGGGCTATCGACGCCCTACGGTATTCGCGGGGCGCTTGGGTGTCACGGGTATCGCTGAGCGGCATTATCGTCCCGCACGGCGGCGATAAGGAGTGCGCTCAAGGCCGGACGCATCACGTATTCGCTGACGCGACGAAGACACTGCATGAATTCGCCTGTTGGTGTGCCGAGCGAGCGTTGCGAGCCGAGCGAAAAGCGGGTCGTGAGCCTGATCCTAGATCGTGGGCGGCGATTAAGACGAAGCGCGCGTGGCTGAAGGGCAAAGCGAGCGATAGCGAGCTTGACGCCGCCAGGGACGCCGCCAGGGACGCCGCCTGGGCCGCCGTCTGGGACGCCGTCTGGGACGCCGCCTGGGCCGCCACCTGGGCCGCCGCCAGGGACGCACAGAATCGCAAGTTGGAAGCGATGCTCGGTAAGTTGCTCGCGGAGGTGTCGGCATGATCGCGCGAGGCTGCCAGGTTTATGACGGCTGCTCCGATTGCGTCGCCGAGGGGATCGTCGAACAGGAAGCCGACAGACTGGCCGACATCGAGGCCGAGAACGCACGGCGCGCGCAGTGGGGCGACCCGCCTATCGGCTGTGCGGCGTGTGGGGCGCGTGACCTGACTTACAACGATTACGTGTACGGAGCTGACGCCGACGGCAGGCGGGGCGAGCGGCAAAAAGAGTGGGAGTGCAACATGTGCGGCTCGGCGGTGCGGGCGTGAGCGGCCCCAAGCTCGGCTGTAAGTGGCCCCTTGAAGCATGTCGTTTTGAAGGGCAACGCGAGCAATTCGCCCAACTCACCGACGACAACGCCGCGCTGCGAGAGGCGCTGAAGTGGATCGCCCATATCGGGAGCGATTTGGGCCGTGATACCAGCGCTATGCTTCACGAAATCTCAGAGATCGCCGACGCCGCCATCAAGGTGTCGCCATGACGCCGCGCAAGGAATCAGTCAACGCGGCCAGGACGATGACGGCGCGCAAGACGCCCGCGAAGCCGCAGGGCGGCGTGTCGAAGGCCGAGGTGTGCGAGATGATCGCGGAGGAACTGCTGGCGCACTCCAACGCTGCGATGCACGATGACGAGCGCATTCGTCGCCGGCATGTCATTCTTCACGACGCCACCGGCTACGCTGGCCTCGGACCCGGCGCAGTGGCGAATCCGCCGCGCCACGCTTGGAGCTGGTTGCGATACGTCGCGTGCGTGGCGATTGTCGTGATGGCGCTGGCGGTGGGCTACGCGGCGGGGCAATTGTTCACGCCGGGCGATGTTTCGGGGTGGCTGCCATGACGATTGATCAGAAACGCACACTGCGTAAGACCATCCAGTACCTGACGAATGTGGCGGCTTACCCGCAAGTACCGGCGCGTGTCGCTGCGGCTGCCCTCGAGGTGGCCCGTGAGTTGGGTGTCGTCCTGGGCGCTGAGCGATGACGGCGCGCAAGACGCCAGCGAAGCCGCTGCGCCCGACGCTGGACGTGCCAGTGCGGACGCGACCAAAGGCGCTGCTCGAATCGTCGCCGCTGAAGGTGACGCCGACGTACACCACCGTCCCACCGTTGACGTTCGCCGACTTCGAGACGTGGCACAACCTGAAGCACGCGACGCCTACCGCGCCCAGCTGGGACGCGACGTGGCTCGTCGTGGCGCTGATGCTGCTGGCGTGCCTGGCGCTGGGTGGCGTTGTGGAGTGGCTGGCATGACGCCGCGCAAGATCGGCGATCTGATCTGGCACCTGCACCACGATGTTCTGTGCGAGCCGCTAACGGAGTCGCTGGCCAATCGCATCGCCTACATCAAGAATCATAAGCCGAAGGCCGAGGTCGAAACACGGCTGCGACTGATGAAGCCGATACGCGGCAAACTGCCGGTTGAAATTACGAAGGCGTACGTGGCCTGGCTGAAGGCGTACGTGGCCTGGACAAGGCCTGAACTACCGGAGCTGTACGTGGACTGGATAAAGGCGGACATGGCTGGGGCGAAGGCGCTAAGCGATTACAGGCCGGAGGTTGAGGCGCTGCACGCTATCGAGTGCCCGGACTGTCCGTGGACTAAGCACCCTGGCTCAATCTTCGGCAAGGGGCGGGCATGAGCGATTGTACGAATCTCGAATGCGCTGCTATTGCGCTGGCTCTCGAATCGGCCATGAGTGATCCGCCAAAGGCATTAGCGGCACTCACGACCATTGAAGCTAAAGCCGCCGAGGCGCTAATGGGACGCATCGCTCAACTTACCGCCGATAACGCCGCGCTACGGGAGACGCTGCGCGTCCACTGGCTCGCGGATATCGGCTGCGACTACGAAGAGCACACAGACAGCCCACGTTGCGCTTGCTCGCTAGTCAATCTCGGAACATACACGTCGGTAGGCGCAGCGGTCGAGGCGTGGGCTAAGCACGTCGAGAGCATTGCGAAGGAGACGCCATGACGATAATCGACGCATACCTGGACGATATGAGCGACGACGCGCTGGCCGAGATCGCCGACTCGATGCAGCGGGAAGCGGCGCGGCTATCGCAGATGTCCGGCAAGGCGCGGCACATGCTCGGGGCGCGTCATCCCGGAGCGACAAAGATTGATACAGAGCACTGGACCGGCACGATCCTGGCCGGGGCGTGGGAGATCGTGGACGATAGGGCGCTGAGGGCAGACCCCGATGTCCTCGCTCGCTGTTTCGTCATCCCGCAACCGCGTCCACCCGTAGGCCACTGGGATAACCGAGCGCTGAATGAGATGCACAAGCTGGGCGGCGTGATCGCCACGATTATCGACGCCAGCCGCAGACGCGGCGAAGGGACGTTGGTCCTAGAGCGTAAGAAGGAGGCTGAACATGCGCAATCTGGTTAAGTTTTCCGCCCGTGTAACGAAGGTGCTCGTCAAGGAGAAGACGGTTAAGCACGGCAAGGGCGACGGCGTGAAGGCGGAACGGGTATGACGCAGGCAGACGGACAGACGACGGCGGTACAAAAGGTGCCTCCGGCGTGGGTCGCTGGGATGCCGCAAGACCTGATGGCGACGGCGGGCATGGTCGCCGCGTCGGGCTACTACCCGGACATTACGAGCGTGGCCCAGGCCGCGTTCAAGCTGGCGGTGGGGCGGGATATGGGCTTCGGCCTGGTGGACTCGCTCAACTACATCCATGTGATCGTGACGAAGGACAAGGACGGCAACCCGAAGCCGCCGAAGATCCATGTAGGCTACGTCCTGCTGGCGGCGCTTGTGGACCGGCACCCTGACTACTCGTACAAGGTCGAGAAGAAGGAAGACGACGAGGCGCGGGTCGCGTTCTTCCGGCGCGGCCATCTGCTCGGCGTCTCGGCGTTCACCATCGAAGACGCGCGCCGGGCCGGGCTCGTGAAGTCGTACGGCAACTGGGTGCAGTGGCCGGGCACGATGCTGTTTGCCCGGGCGATGTCGCACGGCGTCAAGACGTACTGCCCGGCGGTGCTCTGCGGGGCCGACGTGCGCGACGAAGAGCCGTACATCGAGGGGCACGTCATCGAAGCGCCGATGGAGATACACGCGCCGCCCGAGGGGCTACCGTCGCCCTGGGCGGGCTTCTGGGCGCGCAGTACGGAGCGTGGGCAGTCCCATGCGTTCGTCCATGACTTCGCGGGCGTCGGCCCGGAGGACGGGGCGCTGGCAGCGTCTGTGGCGGCGAAGGCGGAACGCGAGGGGAAGACGCTGGCCGAAGTGCTGGCCGAGCTCGAGGAACGGCTGGTACTGCTTGCCGAGGCGTCGCGCGCCGAGCCGCCAGCAGACGCAACGCCTGTAGCGTCTCGCCCGGGTGACGCAATGTCCGAAGAGTTGGCGACGCCGAGGCAACGTCACATAGCGACCCACGCCGACGCTTTGGGAACAGACGCATCCGAGCCCGTCCACGAAGCCGACCCCTACCCGCCGTTCTGGCGCGACGTCGAGGCGATAGGCGCTGACGCGGCGTTCGTGTGCCGCGTGGCGCAGGTGCGCGACATGGCGCAGTTGCACGAACAACAGCGCAGCCTGTCGGCGCGATCGAAGGCGAAGGGCGGCAAGGCTCCGCGTGAGGTGGCTGACCTGCTTGACCTTCTCCTCTTCCGCGTCAACGAGGCGTGGGGCGTTGCCCACGAAGCACCCGACGACGGCGAGCTGGGCGGCGTGGGCGCGCCGGTCGAGCAAGGGCGGATGGCGTGAAGTACCCACCGACGATCTGCCTTTGCGGACATGGCTATAACTACCACAATTCCATCGGCTGTACGGGGAACAGATTCGACGGCAAGCCGTGTCGGTGCAAGGTGACGTCGTGAGCCGCCTACGCGAGAGGCTGGAGGCGCTGGTGGAGGAGTGGGAAGGGAAGGGTAAGCAGAATGTTGCGGTCTATTGGTGGAGAATGGCCGGCCAGCTCGCCGACGTGCTCGCTCAGCCTGATGAGCGCGGCGAGTGCAAGGGACGCCGGGCGCTGCGCCACGAATGTTGTGATGCAGTCGAGGATTGCTGCGAGAAAGACATGAACGGCGAGTGCATCGAACTGACGGGTGCCTACTGCCGTGCAGAGGACGCCGAGGCCGAGATCGCCGAGCTAGAGGCCGAGAACAAGCGGCTGCGCGCGCTGTTGGCTGAGGCGTGGGTAGTGGCGGATCACGCTAGTGGAGAGCGAGCCGAACGGCTATCGGCGGCGATTGGCGCGCTTGATTTAGGGAGCGAGTGATGGCGATAACGAAGGAACAGTGCTTGGAGCTTTTGGGCGGTCATTGCTGGACGGGAACCTGGGAGTATACGTGCGGAGCCGTTACGTCCAACCTTTCACAGGACCCCAGAACATGCCGGCATTGCGGACTACATCAGACGGCAGTCGCTCACGTTGAGTGGCGCGACGCCGAACCGGCGGCGACCAGCGGCGGTAAAGCGAACTGAATGGATGGCTGGCTGCGCTGGGCGCGGCGGTAGCGGCAATTCTGATAATCGGAGGAACAAGAGATGTTCGGAACGGTAACGAATCAACTGTACTGGCGACTGGTGCCGGTGGTGCATCGGGGCAGGAACGGACTATTGACGGTGTTCTGGCGGGCGGTAGCCTAGATGGCTGCGCTACTCCCCTACTGGCCCCTAGCGCTCCTCCCTGTGCTGCTGTTGTGCCTGTGGTGGACGTTGCCGCAGTTGCTACGCCCGTCGTCGCGCAGCCTGGTCCAGCGGCGGCTACGCAGCCTCAGCCCGCAGTCACAGACGCCCCGAGCGTGGTGGCCGGGAGCATCGAAACGGGCTGTTCGACGCTCCTCCCAATCGTCCAACAGTGGAGCGACTGGGACTGGACGTGGGCGATGGCGGTGATCTACCGCGAGTCAACATGTCACTGCGATAGCGTCAATTCACAGGAGGTGGCCGGCGGCAATCGAGCGATGGGGCCGTTTCAGGTACTCGAGCCGATGCACGCTGACATCACAATTGGCGACCCGCTGACGTGCCAGGGCGGTATCGCTACGGGCCATGCGCTTTGGCTGGCAGAGGGACGCGCGCCGTGGGGATAAAGGAACAGCAAGCGTTGACCAAAGCCGCCGAGGCGACGATCGCAGCTCTGCGGGCAGAGGCGAGGCGGCTGCGGGAAGTGGCGTATGCGTTGGCGAGCCGTGAGCACCAGCGGGACCACGAGGCGTTGCCGGCATTTGCCGATTGCCGCTTTGCGCCGTGTCCAGAGCATCGTGCCGCCCTCGCCGCGGCAGCGTCGGAGCCGGATACGCGCTGTGGTGGTTGCGGCAAAACGCAGACGCCTACGCACAAGTGCCCGGCGCGGCCGTCTGGATCCGAGAACCCATCGGATAGCGCGCCGTGGCAGTCATGAGCACGCTGGAAGACCGGCTGGCGGCGGCGCTGAAGTTACTCGCTGATGCTATCGAGGACTCCGGGCAGGAGATGAACGGGCGCACCGAAAACGAACTGAAACGAGCAGCCGCCTTGCTCGCCGAATACGACGCGAGCAGGGAGGCGTGCAAGTGCGATCACACACATCGCGGCTCAGGTCATGAGCACAGCGGCAACTTTCACACCGATCATTTGCACATTCGCGCGCACTGCCAGCCAGCGGAGCCGGCGCTGTGAGCGGCGAGACGGCGGTGCGGTTCACTGTGCCGCGCCTGCCGGTGCCCTGTCCCCGGCCGCGCGTGCCACGCATCGGTAAGCCGTATTACAGCGACCGCTACAACGACTGGCGCGGCGAGGTGATCTTGTGGGCCAACCGGGCCCGCCCCCGCGGCTTCTCGCTGCTCACCTGCGACCTGCAGCTCACTGTGACGGTCTACGGCGCGAGTCGGCGGGGGGACTGGGACAACATCGGCAAGGGCGTCTCAGACGCGCTACAGGGCGTGCTGTACGCCGACGACAAGCAGGTCAGGGACGGACACGTGATCCTGGTGGACGGGCCGAAGCGCGAGCGGCGCACCGAAATCGTGGTCGAGGTGCTGGCGTGACCGTCGCCGGTTATATCATCGGCGCGATCTGTCTATATTATGCGTTATTGCTTTGGTTGCATTGGAATGGCCGCCCCCGATGGCTTCAGTGCTTCGATGAGTGGTGCGTAAAACAGATTGAGCGTTGGCTGTGAGACTGCTCGACCTCTTCTGTGGCGCTGGTGGTGCGGCGATGGGCTACAGCCGCGCGGGGTTCGACGAGATCGTCGGCGTCGATAACCGGCCGCAGCCGCGCTATCCGTTCGAGTTCGTGCATACGCCCCTGCACGGCCCGGTGCGCGTCGATAACGTACTCGGTCACTGTGCAGGGGCTTTCGTTTGGGAAAGCGAACGGGCATAAAGGTGCCACGCATCCGAGCGATTAAACCAGGCTTTTTCACTAATGACGACTTGGCAGATTTAAGCCCATTAACTCGCCTCATGTTCATCGGATTATGGACAGTAAGCGACCGCGAAGGCCGCGTTAGGGACCGTCCACGGAAGCTAAAGGCCGAGATCATGCCATTCGATGACATAGACTGCGAGGCTGCGTTGGCCTCCCTTGTCGCATCCGGGTTCATAATCCGATACGCCTCTGGCACAGACAGGTATATTCAGGTGATTAACTGGCCTAAGCACCAATTTCCGCACGTCAATGAATTACCGAGCTTAATTCCAGCACCAGAGGGCTATAATCCTGCTCTCAGAGTAAAACGAGAGCAATCCGCCGGTAACATGGGGAATGGGGGCGGTAACACGGTTAATGGCAACACTTCCTCCGGAAGACCCCCTAAATCCCCCTTGACAGGGGGACGGCCTCAAAGACGAAGAAACGGGCGGGGACCCATGACCGACGACGCGCTCACACGAATCGAGGCCGCACATGCAGCGAAGACGGGAGGTGATTGAACGCGCAAAGGTATAAGCGTATAATCCAATGCGTATGAACGACGAGCACGCACATGAAACGTGGGAACTCGGCAACGTAGCGTTGCACAGCCACCTACACCAAATCGAGCATCTAGTAATCCGCATACTCAGAAGGGATTGGGAAATTATGGCGACAGAACAAGAAACCCTAACCGCAATCAACCTGCTCAACGCAGCGTTCGATAGCAATTCGAAGAGCATCGCACAGATCGCGACGGAGACGGCGGCGATTCGCGCGGCGCAGGTTCCGGGCGCGATTCCGCAGTCCGTGACTGACGCGCTGGCGGGCCTAGCAGCCAAGGACAGCGCGATCCAGGCCGCTCTGGACGCTGAGGTGGCTGCTGATACCACTCCGGCCCCAGCGCCTACGCCAGCGGCTCCTGCTGGCCCCTAAACATAGGCGTTCCTCCAGACGCAGAGACGTCCCGCTGTTTAAGTTCTCCCTTTTCAGCGGGGCGTCTTGTTGTGCGTTAGGGGCGCGTTAGGGCTTTTTGGCGCGCCGTCAGCTCTTTGATTCGCAAGGTAATTTCGGCCAGCTCTTCTTTAGTTGTCGCTTCTAAATTTCTCGCGCTAAGCCTGGCAATCGCGCCCTGAATCTCTATAGCCTCGACTAGCATTTTGGAAGATTCTTGAGCGCCAGCGTAACTGGCGCTCAAGTTCCTGCCTAAGTGCCTTTTTCATTTCAGTGCGTCGCCCAACAGAAGGCCAAGGCCAATGACAAGGGCGAGCAGAAAACACGCAAAGATTAGAGCCCAATCCTCTATGACGCCCATTATTTCCGATCCCAGTTCATGCTTCGGCACTTCGCTTGTGGGCAGCGTGCGGGCCGTGGTCCTGGGCGCCGAAACCAGGTCCAGCCGCAGTGTTGGCAGCGTGAGAGCTTACGCACCGGCGGCCTCGATGGCGGCGCGGGAAGGTCGTGGCTATGACTGTCCCGAACGTTGCCCGCGCTACCGTCATGCCGCACATCGTCAATCGGGTCATGCCCGCGTCGATGGTCTACACCGACGAATACAAGGTCTACGACCGGCTCACTAAACAGGGCTATGGGCACCGGCGCATCAATCACTCGGCGAAGGTCTACGTGAGCGGGGACATCCACACGAACACGATTGAGGGATTTTGGTCGCTCGTGAAGCGCGGCATTGGTGGCGTCTACCATTCGGTGTCCGCTAAGCATCTTCAGGGCTACCTGAATGAGTACGCTTGGCGGTACAACCAGCGCTATGAGGCTGAGACGCGCTTTGAGGCGCTACTTGGTCGGGCGGCGCTTGGGAGTTGAGCGCTTCGGGGGCTTCGCTACCTTGTCCAAGATCGCGTCGAAGTCCTTGCGTGTCGGTACTGGAATCTCGTAGCCCTTCGGGGTCTTCTGCGTCTTCTTGCCCACCATGATTTGAGTGTAACGCATGCGATTGCCTTCCTCTTGTAGCTTGCGCGTCGATCGGGCAGAGAAGCAGCTCGACACTCTCAAAACCGAAATGTCGGACTTTATCAAGGGAAACACCCACACTACGGGAACCGGCATAGACCCCAACACAGGAGAGAAGCTCATCGGCGTCTTCTTCCCAGACCCGCCGGACACCTTCACCCTGGAGGTGAGCGAGTTTCTTCACCACCTCCGCTCTGCGCTCGACTCCTTGATATTCAATTTGGCTGGCTGTCCAGACGACCGTTATAGCACCTTGCTGTTTCCCATCTTCCCGACCAAAGTTGGTTACTTCAAACATGAGCAGACTTATTTGAAGGGCGTTGGGGTTGAAGCGAAGACAGTCGTGCAGAGTTTGCAGCCTTACTACGTTCCGAAAGACTGGCATGGCGCGTGGCCTTATGACGCTGAGGAACAGCCCTTGATGTTTCTCCATGACTTCAACCGAGTTGACAAGCACCGCATGCTCCGCATCCTTCAACCGTCGGTCGAACACCTCAGTGTTGCTGCGCCCGAAACTATTTCCGTCGATCAAGTCCGGCTGGGGGTTCAAGAAGACGAGGCAGGAGTGCTGCGCGTTCCAGCAGACATGGACGTGCAAGTGCGCCCAACCTTCTCGGTAGCTTTTGAAAATACTTGGCCGACGCGGGGCGCTGAGGTAGCCACTTGCCTGAACGCTCTGTTGATGGAGGTAAGAGACCGTGTGCTGCCACGGTTCGCCCGCTTCTTCTATGAGTCGGGCATCCTCATCCCTGAATCCAAGCTCGGGCCTGTTCAAGACCCACCGCCCTCATAGGCACTTTCAGCGTTGACATCGCGCTGCCAGTGTACCCCAATCTCGGCAGTCATGGGATAGTTACCGCGGACATTAGCTTCGCCATTGTTCTCACCTTTCGCTCTAGGGGTTGCCTGACACTTCGCAGTATCCGCGTCTATGGATGGCAATGCAAGGGGTTTAGCGACGATTCGACTACATGAATCCTTCCGCATAGACGGATAGGCGACCGGCGCTTGTGCTACGATTGCAGGCATGAGCGACAAGCCGCGTTTCTACGATGTGCTCGTGAACGGCAAGTGGGTTAACCCGGTGACTCTCGGGCTGGAACTGTCCGAGACACGTAAACTTACCGCTTACGTGCTCCAGGTCAATCACTGGTACGAAGTATGAGCGAGCCCGACGACGAACCGCTAACACCAACACGCCCTGCTCTTAGGCTTCAGCGACTCGAGTTAACGCAAGCAGAACACGAACGGCAGCTGCAAGTTGAGCAACCGGCCTCGCGCGGAAGCGATACAACTTACAAGCTGGGCGGTGCGACTGGTGCGGGTTGGCTCCCAGGACAAACCGGCAACCCCGCCGGCAGACCTAAACGCGGTGAATCGCTAGCAGACAAGATGCGCGCGAAGGGGCAACAGCTGTCTAAGCTGAACCCAGGCTCACGCTGCGACGACGACATCGTTGAGGCGGCCTACAAGTTGGCGACCGCGAACGAAGCGCACTCGGTCCGGGCGTTGGAGCTATGGCTAGATCGTGTTGACGGCAAGGTGACACAGCCGGTGACCGTCTCACAGGTGCACCTAGTCGTCACTCAAGAGGACTGGGACGCGATCCCGTGATCCAGGTAGAAGCAACGGAGTGTCTCGTCGCCGAGATCGCATCGCTTCTTGCCGCACTTCAGGCTATCAAGGATACGACCGTTAACGGGATAGAGTACCGGGCCGCTTATCACGATATGCGCCGAATCGCTTGCGAGACTATCGCTGCCATCGAGGCCGAAGATTGGGACGCGATACCGTAAGCGCGACGCCCAAGCCTTAATTAAGACTCGACCATAAGATGTATAGTGCGAACATCCGTATATGAATGTATCTGTAGTGCTATAGTTAGCGCTATCTGCAACGACAAGCAAGCGCACTAAGTTAAGCACAATCACCATTGTTGACACGATCCGCAGGTACAAGCGCCCTACGTAGGCGCTGGCCCTGGTGCTGCGCCTCGATGCTGCTATCGGGCATAGGGTAAGGTAGGGTAGGGTGCCACGCCCCCTGGGTAGGGTGGGGTAGGCGGTGGGATAGGTGGCACGCCGTCGCCGTCAGCCTTCGGCCATGTTCGCGTAGGTGATATGGGCCTAGCACTGCGCGCACAATATTGACACCTACATCGGTTATCGATTACCGTAGGCGTATGGCTACGAAGCAGAAGACTTGGCGCTGTACTGTGTGTGGCGTCGGTCGGCCGGTCGAACCGCACGACGCCGGTTGCGGCTATGCCGACGTCACGCGGCATCCTCAGAAGATGTACGGGGTAAAGGCGCGGGGTTTCCCTATGTGGCGGATGGGGTTGAGACGACGTGGAACGCTACGCGGTTAAGGTAGGGAGCGTAAATTGAAAGGGTTTGGGGCGAGAGCGTTCGGAGTGATTGTCCCGAGCGTCGGCTATGTTGAAGTAGACGCTTAATTGTGTACGCATGTCAATAGATCAAGCTGAGTAAAATGGGGATATGAGGCGAGTGGTGAAGCTGACGAAGGCTCCGAACGGGGCGGATCGGGGGAAGTACAATGCGTACCAGCGGGAGTACAAGCGGCGGAAGCGGATGGCGCGTCGTGATGGCAACGGCGCTGTGGACGACTTACTACACGGTGTTCGCGATATTGTTCGTCCTGGGGCCGGTGGCGTTGATAGCGGGGATTGTGCTGGTGATAATGGGGTGGGACGTGAGACTGCCGAGTTGGGCGACGTGTCACGCTTGTAGGCCGCCAGGTGGCTAATTTGCAATACCGCTAACGTGAGCGCACAATTTAGCGTGTGACGCAGGCACCTGACGCGGGGCCCCGGCAGTGGAAGTTGCAGGAGAAGCAGCGGGAGTTTCTGCGAGCCAGTGAGGACGAGGTGCTGTACGGCGGCGCTGCCTGGGGCGGCAAGACGGAGGCGCTCTTGGCCAAGATGATCCTCCGGCGCGAGAAGTATCCAGGGAGCGCAGCGCTGATTCTCAGGCGTCACTTGACGGACCTGACGAAAGAGGGGGCGATGATCCCCCGGGCGATGGAAGTGCTCAAGGGGCGGGCGGCGTGGAAGGGCGACGAGCACAAGTTCACGTTTCACAACGGGTCCGTGATGAAGTTCGACTTCATGGATCACTCAGAGGACCGCTACCGGCAGCAGGGGACGGCCTGGGAGGACATCGGCTGGGAGGAGTTGACGCAGTTTCCGAACGAGGACGACTTCAACTACGTCAACGCCTTCTGCCGGAGCAAGATCGCCGGCTGCAAGCCGCTGGTCTCGGCGACGACGAACCCCGGCGGCCTGGGGCATGGCTGGGTGAAACAACGCTACATCGACCCACACCCGTTGGGCGGCTCGCACCCGATCACAATCACCCTGGCCGATGGCTCGAAGCTGACGCGCACGCGGCGATTCATCCCGGCTACGCTCGAGGACAACCCCATCGGCATGGCGCTCAACCCCGGCTACGAGGCGACGCTGTTAGCGATGGGCGGCGACATGGCGCGGGCGCTCAGATACGGCGATTGGGACATCGCCGAGGGAATGGTCTTCGCCGACGTCTGGCGGCGCGACCTGCACGTGATCCAGCCGTTCGAGATACCGAAGGACTGGACGCGGTTCGTCAGCGTGGACTACGGCTACATGGCCCCGTTTTGCGCTCACTGGCACGCTCGCCGCCCAGATAAGAAGCGCGTGGTGACGTACCGGGAGTTGTACGGCCCCGGCCATCATGCCACCGAACAGGCTCAAATGATCCGGGCGGCAGGCAAAAACGAAAGGATTTCGATGTACGTGGGCGACCCCTCGATGTGGCAGCAGCGTAAGGAGACGGTCGGCAATTCCGTGGCCGACGAATACCGCGAGGGCGGTGTGCCGCTGACGAAGGGCAACAACAACCGCCAGGCTGGCATTAACTTGTTCCGCAAGAACCTCCGGTGGATACGGGCTAAGGCGGAACACGTTGGCGATCTGGGCGAGTTGATTATGCCGCCGCGCTGGGTTTGGACGACGGATTGCCCCAACGCCATTCGCACCATTCCTAATTTGCCCAGGGACGAATTGAACATCGAAGACGTCGATTGCTTCGTAGCGGGCACGATGGTATCGACGCCGGACGGAGATCGCGCAATTGAAACATTACAGGCTGGAGAGTTGGTGGATACCCCCATCGGCCCCTGTCCCATCATCAAAGACGGTATTTCCGGCGACGCCCCGGTTATTCACGTGCCTCTGTCAGGCGGCCAGTTTCTCGAAGGCACTCTCGACCACAAGGTCTACGTGCGCGGTCACGGTCTTGTGCCGTTGTCGGCTCTGCGGAAGAATGATACACTGATGCAGAAGAACATCGTATGCCATACAAGAAACCGCAGTACCGAGACGTTCATGCCATCGTGGGCAAAGGGATTCCGCAGGGCTACCACGTTCATCACGAAGATGGCGACACATCCCACAACGAGCCGTCCAACTTCCATGTTCTTAGCCCCAGTGACCACGCCTCTCTCCATCTCGCTGCCCGCAACGCTAACCCAGTACAGAAGCGCGGTCTCCATGAGTGGCGAGGGACGGAAAGAGGCCGGAGGATTCTCCGCGCCAATGCCGTCAAAATGCGTGAACGATCCCCTGAACATGAACTGGCGTGTGGATATTGTCGAGTCACTTTTAGAACAAGACATCCTCGAAAGATTCTCTGCTCGCCCCGGTGCGCTTATCTCGACCGGGTGGCGCGACAGCCTGAACGGATTTGCAGTGAGTGCGCTGCAGCGTTTCGGACGATTGACGCGAAGACCACAACCTGTTCGTATCGCTGCGGCTGGGCACTCCGTAGGCGTCAGGCGGGTGTACAATCTGACCGTGAACGCCGCGCACCTGTATTACGCTAACGGCGTGCTTGTAACGAACACCGAGGCCGAGGACCATCCCTACGACTGCGACCGCTATGCTATGATGGCCGATAGCTACCGCTTCTCCGAACCTACCCACCCGCCCGATATTAACGTCAGAATGGAGTGGTGATGCAAGTTGATATGAGTCATCTCGAGCGAGTACTGGAGGCCGGCGCCCCTTTGCGAGAAATGGCTGAGCAGTATCCAGATTGGCCCGAGGCTCGGCGCGTTCTCACGTTTCTCGATGAACGCGAAACGGCAGTGCGCGACCTGATAAAGAAACTTCGGGAAACAACTATCGTGGTGACTGCGTGATACGGCGGGACCGCCCAGATTTCGACGGGCTTTGGGCGCAACTGATCGCGCGCCTGCGTCCTGAAATGCAGGCGCTATTCCGGTTGAAGGCGGAAATTATAGACGAGGCGACGCCTTACAATGAAGCGCTCACTTTTACGCCGACGGCGCAATCGGCTGGCAGTGCCAGGGCGAAGCGCAGAAGATTGTGACCGCTCTCGGTATGCTCGCCCAGGCCGCGCAGGGCATCGCCTTGCCGCCGCACGAGCACGCGCCGCCGATACCTAAACTCGACATCGTACGCTCCATGCCGTCAAACGGCAACGGGTTCTGAGATGGCTATGAGAGTTGAGCAAACTCTGGAGATTACATTGGGCGGCGGCGTTCCACCAACTTGCCGGGTGGTCAAGGAGGTGCGTATACCATTTACGCCTCCAGATGAAGCCCAGATATTTGAGCGCTTGGAAGCGCTGATAAAAGCACTTCGTGAGGAGTCCGGTCACATGAGTGGCTGACACGCCCCTCCGTCCCGACGACACAGAGTGGACTGACGCCCGCGTCAACGCCAAAGTCCGCGAACTCGAATTCGTCTGGCGCGACCGCAAGGAAGACGACAAGCGTCGCGTAGCCCAGTATCGGGGAACCGACGGCACCGAAGCGCCGGATCCCGAAGACCGCAAGGCGCTCATCGTCGACCCCAAGATCATCAAGGGACGCCGGGCGATGGAGATCATCAACTTCTACACCGGCGTCCTCGCCGTCAACTCTACCCGCACCATCGACTCGCACGGCGTCGGCGGCGACCCGCAAGCCGCCGCCGAGAACGCCTCCGATTGGCTCAACGCTATTGGTCCCGCAATGGAGTTTCAGTCCGGCGAGAACACCACGGCGCGAGTCGTCCGCGAGGCGCTGACCATCGGCTTTTCCGCCAAGAAGACCCTGCCCTACCCGCAGGCGTACGCAGACTGGCCGGAACTGCAGAATGGCCAGAAGGACGCAGCCTACACGAAGCAAGTCAAGAAGTACGAGGCCGAGGTCGGACGTATCCCCATCCGCGCCTACCACGTTCCCGCTATGACCTGGTTTCCGCTTCTCTACGGCCGCCAGGTGTTGTTGTCTATCGAGAAGAAGCGCGTCCCCGTCTCCTGGGTCAAGGCCCGCGCACGCAGTCTGTCCGCCGGCTGGATCGCCGACCCCACGGCCGGCTGGACAGCCAAGGACACCGAAGAGGTTGACTTCATCGAAGTCCTCGACCCCACATGGGTGGGTTACTACGTCAAGAGCGCAGCCGACGGCCCGATGACAGCGGTCAAGTTCTGGAAGCACGGCGTCAAGGTAGCGGACGGCCAATGCCCCGTGTCGATTTACGAGTGCAACGATACCAGCGATACCGAACTTAAGTGGCGCTGGCAGTCTCTCATCGAGAGCATCCGCGACCCGTTGGAACTGGAAGACTTCGTGCTCTCTCAGCAGGCCACTTTGATCCGTGCCACATATCAGCCGACGATGATTTTGGAGCTGCTGCAGAACTGGTCGGCGGACGGTTACGCCGAAGCGGCCCGCGATCGCAAATTTAAGCACGGCCAGACCAACATCGAGTTCAAGGGAGCCGACGGTACGGCTGGCGAGAAGTACCGGCTTTTCGAGTTGCCCGGCAACCTCCCCGCCACCAACCTGTTGCACGACTACGTTAACCGCCGCATCCAGTCTTTTCTGCCACCGTCTATGACCGGTGGCTCGACTCCCGGCGACTCAGGATTCAAGGAGCAGTTCTCCAGTGAGAACGCTGAACGCAAACTCAACCCTATCGCCGATAACTTCGCCCGTGCCGACGCCGACGGCGACCGGCATGAGTTCGCTTGCGTCGGCGCTATCGCCAAGACGCAGGGACGGCCTGACGCCCGCGTTTACGTCTACAAGGGCGCAGGCAAAGGAACCCAGTCCATCGGCGTCACCTGGCCCGAGGTCGAACCCTACATGACGCAGATCGAGACGCGCCGTGAGTACGTGCTGGAGACGGACTACCTGACGATGGCCGACATCGCCACCAAGATGCTCTCCGACCCGATCCGCGCCCCGCGTTCATGGGTGGGGCCGAACGTGCTGCGGTGGGACAACATCGGCGAGATGGACACGCAGCGAGAGGGCGAAGACCTCCAGCAAGATCCAGCCTTTCGTCAGAAGGACATTCAGAACACGCTTATTCAGATGGGCGTCAAGGCCGTCACCGACTTCGGTATGACGCTCGCCGATCTCTCCGCTATCCTCGCCAACGGCGGCATCCTGCCCCCGGGCATGTATTTGCCCAAGACGTTGACAGGCGTACCCACCGGCCCGTTCAGCGCACCAGCAGGCGCTCCGTCGCCGGAGCCGCCCGCTTCGCCCACGGCCACACCCGGTCCCGGCGTCACCGGCGCTGACCAGCCGCAACTCGAGTCGCCCGCAGCGAGTTCGCCGATCGAACCGCCGATGCCCGCACCCGACGTTCGTACCGCAGCACCCGCGCCGCCCACGCAAAGCGGGCGTGGCGGCAATGCCAGACGCCAGGTAGCGCGCCCCGCGCCGAAGCGCACGAAGGGCATCGGGAAATGAAGCAGATTACTTTCCGAAAGAAAGATATTCACAGCGTCTTAATTCAGATGGGCATTCGGAAGCTTCTCAAGAGCACCGGTAAATGAGTGATAGACTAAGGGCGCTCCGGGAGATAGCGCCTAACTGGACGCGCGTTGCGGTACGAGATAAGGACGCCGCTCTCCTGGAGACTTTTCATGCCGCGTAAGTTGTCCTTCGCTCAGCAACGCCAGGTGACCGCTATCGCCGCCGCCGCTGAGATCATGGCGCGTTCCCGTGACGTCGCTAAGTTGTTCGGCGAGGAGCCCTACAACTCGCCTCGGCTTACACCCGAGCAGCAGCAGCAGGCCTACGCCAAAATTCGCAACGACCCCAACTACCTGAACAACATCCACTCCGCTAGCGCCATGATGCACAACATCCCACAGGACGCGAAGGGGCCGGACGGCCAACCCGTCCTCGACCGGGAGGCGATCATGGGGCTCATGGCCGACGAAGCGAAGCACCGGCTGTCTACCGGCGAATGGACGCAGCAGCGTTACGACCAGGCCGTCCGGGCCATGAAGGGGGAATAGCGGGTGGCTTATAGTCGCTCCGATGTCTCCAGCCTGCTAACCAGCCGAGGAGCTACTCCGGCTGAAGCGACGACGCTCTCTGGCATCGCTATGGCCGAATCAGGCGGCAACCCGAACGCGGGTAACACGAACGATCCCTACGGTGGCTCCTTCGGTCTCTACCAAATTAACGGCGTCCACGGCCTGTCGATGACGACGATGACCGACCCGGTAGCTTCGACGGACTACGCGCTATCGCTTTACCGCTCGCAAGGCACCACGCCGTGGCAAGGCGACGCCTACGTCAAATCACTCGCAGGAGGCAACATTATGCAACCCTCAGACTCCGGTAGCGGCCCGACCAGCGGTGCCGGCGGCGGCGGCAGTCCGGCGGGATTACCCGCGCTGCCAGTTGGCTACGTCTATGTGTGGGATCCGAATGCGATCAGTCCCGACGGGGCCAGCTACGGCAACTATGTAGCGAAAACCGACCCGTCGTACAACCCCGGCACGACCCAAACGCAGACCGGCGGTACGTATGAAACGCAACTCCCCGACGGGCGCATTGCCGTCATGCAGAACACATCGAACGGCCCGCAGGTCATCACGACTTACACGCCGACGACATCGAGTAATCTTGGCGGCCCGACGCCCACTGGCATGCAGCCGGAGTACGACGCCAACGGCAAGATCGTCGCTTATATTCCCGACCCCAATTTTCTGTCTGTAAACACCCCATCGCCCTATGGCGGCGGGCAGACGCCGACCGGGATGCAACCTGTCTACGACAGCAACGGCAAGATCGCGAAGTATGTGGCCGACCCGTCGTACGTGGCTCCAGGGGCTTACAGCGGCCCCACGCCGACGGGGATGCAGCCGGAGTATGGCCCCAATGGCAGCATCATCGCTTACATACCCGACCCGTCGTACGCCAACCCGAACACTCCGTCTCCCTACGGGGGCGGTCAAACCCCTATCGGGATGCAGCCCGTCTACGACGATAAGGGGCATATCACCAAGTACATCGCCGACCCCAACTACAAACCGCCAGTTAACTATTACGGCGGCACGAAGAACATGGGTTCCGGCATTACCGGTATCACGGACACAACGGGCGGCATCGTCAGCACGCAGAACACTCCCGGTTATCTCTCGCCCGCTCAGATCGCCGCCGCTGACAAAGCGCTGGCGACTAACACCAGCGATCTCAAACTGTCGTTGGCCTCACAGCAAGCCATCGCCGCCGGGCAGGTTGGCGCTTCGTTGGCCGCGACCAACGCCAGTATCGCCAACACGAAAGCCCAAATCGCCTCGAATGACAAAATCGCCACGATGCAGGACGCCACGACCAGAGCTAACGCGATCATGGCCGACAAGACGAACCGGGACACGGCGACGCTTAGCGCTGGAGTCACGATGCGAGGACAAAACATCAACTACGCCTCGACCGGCCGCGGGCAGGACATCACTCAACAGCAGAACGTCACCGGCGAAGTCGGTCAGTATTACGGCACTGCCGCCGCGCTTTCCAACGACCCGATCCGCCAGACCGACATCCTGACCGGCGGCGCGGGCACCGGCACACCTGACGCCATCGCCGCAGATCAGTACCGTCAGTACATGCAACCCCTGATCGCCGCTGGACCGCCGCCGGTACAGGCTCAAGCGCCCATCTCATCCTTTCCCACGCCTACTCTCGGCGGCGGCGGCGGAACTCTTCCACCAGCGGTAGTATCCGGCCCCGCGACCCCTTTTAACGCCGCCTGGAATCAGCCGGGCGCTGGCGCATACGACATTCACGCACGTACAGGGGAGAAGAGCACCGGCCCCGACGAGATTGTCCTCGGCTCCGGTAAGAAGGTGAGCTTGACGCCCGGCCAGAAGATCCACGTCAAGGTGGGCGAGGCCGGCGACGAAGGGCTGCTCTTGCACGTGGACTACTCCGGACAGCCCGTCCTCGACCGTATCGTCCCGCACAACCTCTACCACGGCGGGAAGGTCGGCGCTGCGACAGGCGCGACGACATCCGGCATTGGCCCGATGGCGGCCAACACGCAGCCCGCTGGATGGAGCACCACGCCGGTCACTAGCAGTTCTACCGGCGGCAGTGCTACGCCCATCAACTACGGCCAGACTCCAAACGAGGCAGCGATGGGGCAGACGCCAGTGCCTACAATCACGCAGCGCACGCAGGCCATTGTCGCCGCCAAAGCCGCCACCGCGCCGCCGATGCAGCAACCAATGCAGACGACCGCTGGGGGCCGCGTCTGGAATCCCAACACCAACAACTGGGTTGTGACGCCGCCTACGCCAGCGTCTACACCTTCTGATCCGAACGCGCTGCCGTCATCCAACAGCCCGACGTCGGGCGGTTCGCCGCAGTACCAGCCTTTCGCCTGGAACATCTCGCACCCCGACGGCTCGCAGGTAAGCATCACGCCAGCGCCAACGGCCACGCCCACGCCCTCGGTGGACACGCAGCCTGTCGCATCGCCCACGATCTCCAGCGCCGATCAGGGCGTGCTTACCGCCGCCGGACTCGGCACGCCAACCGACCAGGCTTCGCTCGACGCGGCCAAGGCGAAGGTGACGACGCTTCTCGGCAACATCACAAGCGGCAACGTGAATGTCGCCACGAATCTGAACCTCCCAACCGTGTTCGGCCAGACGCTCGGCAACCCGCAGCAGTACGCAGCGCAGTACAACACCTGGCCCGACGCGACGAAGAACCTGCTGACCTCGGCCTACGGCGAGGCGATGGGCATGGATCCAGCTAGCGCAAAAGCATGGTTTGAAAAAACGATAGCGCAATATCAACCGACTTCGATGAGCAACGCGCAGCCAGTCAGTTACGGCTAAGCCATGCGCCTCACAGAAGGCGGCGGCGGCTTCGGCGTACAGTATCTGACGCCCGACCTCTCATCGGCCCTCGATCGCCAGAACGAACTGGAGCGCCAACGGCAGGCGCTCCTCGCCGCGCAGCGTGTCCTCGACCGCCAGCAGGCCAACATGGCGCAGCAAGACCAGGTGTTCGCACCAGCGCCTGCGCCACAACAAGGCCCACCTGTGCCTCCGGGTTTCGGCGCCCCATCGCCGGGTATCGACTACAGCGCGCAGCCCGTACAGGGGCCACCACTACCGCCCCATTTCAACGCGCCGTTGACCGGTTCGGACTTCCAGCCCTCGCAGTCTCCTAACGGCATCTTGAGCACCAACTTCTCTTCGCCGCCGCGCGCACCCTTCACTCCCGCGATAGCGGATGCGGTCAAGCAGTACGACGCCGGGCAGCAGTTGACGGGAAGCGACTTTCCGCCGTCGAACCAGCCAAACGGTATTTTCACTAGCGACATACACCCCGCCGCTGACATGCCGACCCAAGCGGCACAGTTCATGCAGCAGAACCCCGGCGTTCCGAACCCGAACCCGGCGGTTCAGACGTGGGCGAAGTCGATCCCGCAAGACGCCACGAACACCGACTTCCTGACTGGCGTCATCGAGGGCAGCGGTTCGGGCGCTTCCCCGGCCGGATTCGGTCAGGGCAACTTTATGATTCCCCAGAACCTTCATCAGGTGGTACAGGCCGGAACGCAACTGCTGCCATCTGTGTTGCCGCCAGAGGCGATTCAGGGCATTCGCAACGCTCTTCCCAGCGGTATCGGTGGTCCGGTCGCCGATGTAGTTGCCGGGGCGACTTCGCCCGCTGGCATACTCTCCGCTGGTTTCCTTGCGCCAGAGACAACTGCTGCCATCGCGGCTAAATCTGTGGTAGGCGGCGTTGCCGGCCACGCTATCGACTACTCGGGGATGCTGCCACGCTTGCCGCTCTCCTACCAGAACATCGGCGAGATGACAGCGCCGCTACTCTCCACCGAACCACTAACGGCTCGACTTGCCGCAGGAGCCAGCGATCCGGGCTTCGTCCACCCGCCTGTCGTGCCGCCGCTCACCGATATCGTGCCGGGGCTGACAGCGGCCACGCGCGTAGGTTCCGCCGTCCTCGACCGCGTACCCACGCCCAACCTCTCGCCCATCGAAGCGCCCGGCATCGCCACCGGCAACGAGAGCATGGGGCCGATTGTGCGTATGGGCTCGAGCGGTCAAGAGATACCGCACGCCGCCGTAGGGCCGATGGCGGGCGGGGCTGCGGACGTGCCGCCAACGCCGCCAGAGAATGTACCGCCACCGATAAGTGGTACAGTACCGGCGGAGGCACCCAATGTTGGAAATCCTGTACTACCTGATCCTGGCGCTGGGAATCCTAACCTTGCAGATAGCGGCAATGTTCCTAGTGGGGGCACTGAGCCTGCTAGCACTTCTGTCGGTGGGGTGGCTAATAATGTCCCTGGTGAACCAAGCGCACCGTCTACGGCAAGCACTTCACCGCTAGACCGTCCCGGCTACAAGCCGCTAGGAACGCCCGGTGGGGCTGAGCCGCCGCCAGATATTGGCGGTACGCCGCTTGAATCCGGCACGCGCAAGACTATTCAAGCGCTCACTCAGAGCCGTGAGAATATCGCCACAACCGAGGCTGCGCGGACTATTGAAAAGGGCCAGCGCATCGCAGCCGCTGACGCCGCCTCTAGGGCTGCTCTAGCTGCCGGCAAGACACCTGCTGAAGCGCAGGCCCTTTCGGAAGCCGCTTTAGCAGGAAAGTACACTGCTGGTATCGCCGCCGACGCCGCACTCACCCCAGAAGAAGTGTCGGCGATGGCGGGTAAGATCAATACTTTTGATTTCGGACGCGGACCGACAACCCCTGACTTCAATCGCGTGACCACTCAGCGGGCTTTGCTTAAATTGTTTGTCGGCCAGCCTTTGCAGAATGAAGAAGTGAATAAGCTAGAACAGGTCTTCGGTGCGGAGTTCGGTACTGCGATCCGGCAGGCTCAACGTGGGGGAACTAACCTCGGGCTACTCGGCAAGGCTTACGATGCCTCACAACTCATCAAACAACTCGCTCTTGCCGGTCATATTCCTCACCTTGCCGTAGAAATGTTGACGGCAGCGCCGACAGCGGGGCCAGTGGGTACATGGCAGGCGATTGCCGACGCGATCAAAGGCGGGTTCGGCGGCGATGCTGTCGCGCAAGGCATCGACCAGGCCAATCGCTTCAATCCAAAAGTCGTCAGTATCCTCATGCCGAACGGCGAGACGGTAGATTCCACGCTCGGTCAGGTCATGCAGGATTACGGCGGCTTGCGCTCTCTGGACGTGGCTTCGTCCGCGGCATCGGAAGAGGCGCATGGGCCACAGTTGATAACTCGTATTCCAATCCTCGGGTCTGCCTTCAAGGTGTCCAACCGGGCATTCGTTAGTTTCGACAACTCGCTTGGTACAGCCGCGACGGACAATCTACTGGAGCACGCCGCCTCTCTTTCTCCCACAGGCGCGATTCCCGCAGACCGCGTACAAGCAATCGTCAACCTCGTGAACAGAATGCGGTTGCGTGGGTCGATTGAGGGCGACATCAAGATTCCGCTCACCAACGTCACCCTCGACACCATCGGCGGGAACAAGTTGACTGCGGGCCTAGAAACGGTGATGTGGACACCACGCATGACAGTTGCCCCAGTCGAGAATGTGCTGCAACTTCTGCACCCGGACGGATTCATTCGCGTAGAAGCTGCAAAGCAACTCGCCAAGATGACGGCGGCAGGTGTGTCACTGATGGCGCTCGCCAAATACGGCCTCGGAGCTGATGTGGGACTCGCGCCGAATGCCGACTTCGGTAAGATCGTGGTCGGCAACACACATATCAACGTCTGGGGGCCACAGCAGCGCATCGCCCGCGCCATCTACCAGATCGGTTCTGGACAAGACCCCTCGACCATCGCTGGACGATTCGCGCAGGCCAGCCTTAATCCGCTGACCTCACTCGCCCTCGATCTCTTTCAGGGGAAGGACTATCTTGGCAATCCCGTGGGACTCAACAGCGCCGCGCACATTCAGCAACTTATTCAAGACAGAGCGCCGATTAGTGCCAAGAACATCTATGACGCATTCCATGCTGCGTGGCAAGACCCAAGCCTTACCAAAATTGGCGCAGCAGTAGGGACAGCTCCGTTGGCCGTGCTCGGCGGCCGTGTCGAGACGTACCCCAACCCGCGCGGCGATTTTAACTCAGCCTTTAAGGCCGCGACCGGCAACGACTACACCGGCTCGCCGTCTGACATCGCCACTGTCCACGCCGACCCGAAGCTACTGGCGATGCAGCAGGCCGCTCAGAGTCCGGGCTCGGTAGACTTCCACGCCAAGGAAGCGGCGTTGGAACAGCCGAAGACCACGACGAACTCGCAGGGCACGAACCTTACTGGTCTTGCGGCGGGCGTCATTGCAGGCGACCCGGCGGCGGCGGCAAACTTCAAGAAAGCTCTAACCCAATACTTCGACTACAAGCGCCAACTCACCGCCGACACCTATCCAGGCCAAGCGCCAGCGGGCACGAATCCGCTAGTGGATGCTTACTACGCGATTCAAGCCGATGATCCGAAGTACATGAACGCGACAACCGGCGTGATCGATTGGAACGCCTACAACGCTGATCGTGCAACGGCGCTCGCAGCGCTTTCGCCGACCGACCAGGCAGCGCTCCTGCATGGCTCGTACTTCAGCGATCCGGGCGTCCAGCAAGCCTATGACGCCAAACAGAAATCGACGCAGCTCCTACAGGCCGCACCGCAGGTCTACGCTGGTCCCGGCATAACGGCGGCGCGCTCTACGCAGATACAGGGCCTAACCGCGCAGGCCAGCGCCGTCTCGCAGGCCATGCTCCAGGCCGGCCTCGGGCAACCGTCTGATAATAACGTCGTGGCCGTGCTCGCCAAACAGGCAGGCGATCCGCGTCTGGCGCTGGACTACAAGAACCGCGCCAAGAACTACAATCCGGCCTACGAGACGTTCCTGTCCGACAATAAGTCCATACTCTCGACGTTCTATCCGTACTACTACGACTCGGCGGCGAAGCTGAGGTTGCAGGGCGTGGATGTGCCAACGCTCACCGGTGCGCCGCCGAAACCGCCTGCGCCGTCTGCGCCGCCGAAGCCGCCGACGCGCGCCGATCTCACGCAGCAGAAGGCGATCAGCGACTATCTGGCGGCGAACCCGCTGCCCTAACTATTGCAAGCGCATAAGCAATAGCGCACAATAATCCACAGGTGAGGCCCCGGTCAGGGGAACCTCACCTCCGCTGGCCGGGGCCTCCCAGATAGAGGAGGCCCAATGGTACAAGAGGCGGCACCACAGGTCGCGGAGGTTGCGCCGGTAACGGACGGCACCACGCCTGCGGGTGAACCTACACCAGAAGTAACCCTCGAATCCCTACAGGCTGAGATCGCCGTACGCGACGCCGCTCTGGTGGAACGTAATGCGCTTCTCGAAGCCGAGCGGCGGGGTTCAGCAGCCAAGGACAGGGCGCTTCAGCGAACGCGGGAAGAGCGTGACCGGTACGCGGCGGACACCGCTGCTGCGCGCGCTCAAACCGAGCACGACGCGCGGCGGGCGCAATACGCCGCTGCCGCTGAAGACCCGGAGAAAGCCGACGCACTCGTCAGGGCGGAACTGGACAGGATCAATAACCCTGCGCCGGTAGACGCCAACGCCATCGCCAACGAGCGGCTTATCGCGGCCAACATGGCCACGCACATGGCTCACAAGACGCGCCTAGCGATCACGGACGCCGAAGAGAGCCTTGCGTATCAGGCGGCGCTTTCGTGGGCTACCGACGATGGCCGCGACCGTCCTTCGTTTGAGGAGATGCTGACCGCTGAGTCTCATGTGGCGGCGCAGCGCGCTACGGCCCCGCTGGCCGAGCAACTCCGCACGGCGAAAGAAGAACTGGAAGCGCTGAAGGCGGGCGACGCTGGAGCACGGATGCGTGCCGCCGGCGGACCCGAGGACCGCGTTCCATCGAATGGCGCGGGCTCGCGCTATACAT